AAAAGTGAAATAAAATAATGATAGAATAGTACAAGTATTACCTGATTGATGAAAATTGCGTTATAACGTTGCGTTATAACGTTATTTTTTTTGCAAAAAACGTTACAAGCCTTATAAAATGGGCGTTATAAGAAATATACAATTTATAATATTGGAGGAAAATATACCAGATCTTATGAAAAAAGCAATGGGACATTTTGAGATTTAAAAATAAATCATAAAAAGTAAAAAAATTAAGCTATTATACTCTGCAAGTTATTTAGTTCTGAAGGGGATAATTTTATGGGGGTTTTATGTTTAGCTCGTAAAATTTTTAACTGTATAATTTCATATATTTCCTGCTGGTCATCTTCAGATAATTGTCTAAAGCTATTCAGCAGATTCTCTTCTGATTGGCAGAATGTTACATTCTGCACATTGGAAGAAATACCTGTCAGTAACCAATTCATATCGCATTTTAAAATTGTAGATAATTTATAAAATACATAGACAGATGGAACTGTCTTTCCGTTTTCTATTTTACTTAATGCACCGGATGTTATCTCACATTCTTTATATATATCTGTCTGGGAGAGACCTAGCTCATTCCGCCTTTTCTTTATACGTTCGCCTACTGTTAGCATATCTAATTCCATGAATACCTCACTTTCTGCAAATTGGAATATTATCTTCCCAAATGCAGAAATAAATATTGACAATCTGCAAATAGGAAGATATAATAAACCTTGCAAGGATATAAAAATAAATCAATCAACAAAATAACACATCACTTAAATCAAGGCAATCCAAAACAGTCGTTCGACTGAAAAGTAAGTCCCCCGGTTCAGGGGAAATAAAAGTAAGTGTTTTTTATTCCATAGCAGAGTTGGCGCTCCACTATGGAAGTTAATCCATGATAGAGTTGGCGCTCTATCATGAGATGTTTTCACATAAAAGTTGGCACTTGAATGTGAAAAAGGTTACTTCATCTTTGGCGAGATGAAGTAATAGGAATTGATTTGAATTGATGTTTCCGTGAGAATATTTGCCTGGATAGCTTACATTCGATTTCGGTAACATCACTAATAATACCAAATAGTATTATTAATAATCCCTTTTGGTATTGTAACACAATTTATAACAAACGTCCAAGCAGTAGTTGTACCTTAGAAAAGAATATGAAGGGAGAATGCATGGAGAATAAGGAAGAAATTGTCGCTAGATTGAAGCTTTTATTAATGGCGACGAGAGCAGGAAGCAATATTCAGGATCTGAAACTCAATGATGCTAAAAATAAAGTGACGATAGTTTTTAAAACTGGTGGAGAACGAGTTGTAGATATCACAGGAGATTCGGGATATGCAATTATCATTGATGTAATGAAACATATTTAGGGACTAAGAAAGGAGAAGTTCTAAAAAGATGACAGAAAGTGAAAAGCTGAATAATGAACAATTATTACGAATAAATGGAAAAGAGCTGACACTGCTAGATGAACTTATGAATAAAGAAATGAAGCGAATGGATCAGCCTGAAATATCGGAAAATGAAAAAAGGGCGATAGAAGATCGGTTCGAAACATTGCTTAAAATTTCGAAGATTGTAAGCGCAGAAGAAAAACAGATGTCAGATGAAAATAGAAAAGGATTATCATGCGTGGTTGAGCGGTTACTCGAAGATTCAGCATCCGCTCATCTGAGAACAGATGCTGATGGTCATATCCATTTAATTATCACTGATCCGATTCATGAACCCAGATTACTTGCAGAGCTGGAAATGAGTAAGGTGATGGATAGCATTTTCTTTCTGAAATTTAATTATTTTGGATAACTTTATATTGACATGTGTGATCAGGAAGTTCAGTACACGAAACCTTTAAACATTTAGAGCGGATGCCGTCCTTGGTAAGCACATCATATTGAGCAATATAGGCATTTTCTTCTGGATAAGCGAACACAAAGTCAATAATGGCATTTGGAGGGCAGAGAGTTTCAGCATAACTTTTTAAATTGTAGGCACAGGAACAGCGAGAAAAAAACTCTTTTTCTGATTTAAAAATGTGGGGCATAAGTACACCTTCTTTCTTGATTTATTAAAGAAATTATATCACATATGTGCGGAGGAAAACTATGGATAAAAGAAAATCGTCAAAAAATGGAGATGCATTGCAGCTCCACATAGACCGGAAAAAGGAAATGATGGAATATGACAGACAGGCATTGAATCTTGCTGGAATAAATTCGGACTATCCATTAATAAAGAAAACCTTAGCGCAGGGAGGATAAAAAAGCATGAAAAACGGAAAGCACCCGACGCTTGCTCAGAAGAAATTTATGAAGAGTTGCGGAATTGATCCGGATGATCATCTGGTGGTGAAAAATACGCAGGAATTTCTTGAGGTAGTGAGTAAGACGGCATTGAAAAAGCAGCAGATTATGGGAGTGAAGGCTCGCACTAAGAAAATTTTTTATGAAAATCATTGAAATTGAACATTAAAAAATTTTTACTCTGACATATTCAAAATGTAACAAAAACATGAATGAGAAAGGATGGTTTTATGAAGTATGAATTTGGAAATAATATGGAGCGTCATCCGTATAGACCTCTGCCAGAGGCTGAGAAGCAGGGACTGACAGAGGAAGAAATTTTTCAAAAAGAGTACGGCTTATATACGGATTTTGTTTATCGCCGGGAGTGGGTTGATAAATTTAAAGAGATTTACGGACGTGAGCCAGAACCGCGTTAATTGTGGTTGAAAAAATATAAGGCGGTGATGAAAACGAACACAAAAAGAAAACGACCAAAGTACTCCAAGCTGGGAAAGCAGATCAAGAAAAAGCTGATTGACAAGCGCATGACAGCATGTGAACTGGCGGAAATGCTTGGAATCAGTCCTCAATATTTAAATTTGATTATCCATGGAGAGCGTTCCGGAGAAAAATACGCCGAACGCATCAGAGAGATTTTAGACATTGATGTTGCAGCATGAAAGGAGTGAGTGGATGGCTGAGATTTATATAAGTCTCACTGAGGCTGCAGACTTAGAAGCAACGGATTATGAAATTATCAAAAAGCGAGTTCAGAGAAATCCTGAAAAATATCAGCTGAAAAAAGAAAAAACTGAATGCGGTGGAAAAGATTTATCCATGATCGAGCTTTCATCTCTATCCAAGAAAGCTGTGGCTGCATATAAGGAGCGTCAGAAGCTTGCAGAAGTTCCGGCTGTTTCCGGTATGGAAGAGGTTGCGGTGAGCGGGGAGAGCGAGATGCCGTGGTATGTGAATGAAGACGTTGATTACTTCATGGAGCAACACAAAACCGAGTGGTACAAGGCAATGGAACTGGGAAATATTATCCGGGAGTTCCTCGACTACGACAGCGCAGGGCGGACAGAGTTTGCCGAACACTTCGCACAGGAGCGGCTAGGAAAAGGAAAGCGGACGCTATACCGGTACGCAAAGAGTTATCTGGAAGCCTCAGCGTGGGCATACAAGCTGCATAAGCAGGATGGCTGCAATTATGATTTTTTTAAAGTGCTATGTCTGTGCCGGAAACCGAAGGAAGCCGGAACATTTCCAAGTTTCACCCCAGAGGTGAAGAAGGTCATACAAAATATTTGGTTCAATCCAGATTTTGCTCGAAATCAGGGCACAAGAGAGATGCTGTATACAAAGCTTCAGGCGGTTGCGTCTGTCAATGGATGGACTAAGATTCCATCGTACCAGTCAGTGGCAAGGTACATCAGTTATCTGATGCAAGATGAGGGCATGAAGAATGCATGGTATCTGGCAAGCCGGGGAGAACGTGAATATAAGAATAAGGTCATGGTCAAGGCAGAACGCAATACAAAAGATCTTCGTGTGATGGAGGTTGTCATGGGAGATGAGCATACATTTGACTGCTGGGTTGCATATACAGCTCCAAATGGAAAAGTGACAGCAATCAAACCACATCTTGCCGCATGGGTTGATGTAAGGAGCCGGATGATATTGGGAGATGTGATGTGTAAGGATGCCAACAGTGACGTCCTGAAGGAATCACTGTTGAAGATGATCTATCACGATGCGGAGAGTGTACCGGAATACATATACATAGATAATGGTAAAGATTACACAGCCAAGAACATGACCGGATACGACAGAAACGATCGCCAGAGGACCGGTTTTGATGATGCCACAGTGGGATTTTACAAGTCAATCGGCATTCAGGATTATCACAGAGCTTTACCATATTATGCATGGACAAAGGGACAGATTGAGAGATTCTTCGGTACGGTCTGCAAGAGATTTTCCAAATGGTTCACAAGCTATACCGGAACACTGACCGGTTCTAAGACATTTGCCAAAGTAGAAAAGGACATAGATGGAATGCTGGAACGTGGTGAACTGCTGACAATGGACGAGTTTTATGAGGCGTGGACAAATTGGCTGCATAACTTTTACATGGTCAAACAGAGCAGCGCACTGAAACGACAGGGTGAGAAATACACAACACCGAAAAGCTGTTTTGAAAATGAGGATAAATATTTCAAGGCGTTACCGCCGAAGAGTTTTGCAACGATTTTGATGATGAAGTCAGAACGAAAGTTTGTTTACAATGTCGGCGTGAAGCTTGGCGGATATACGTACAGATCAGATGAACTCTGTACCTACATTAATGATTATGTGGACGTGAAATATGATCCTCATGATATGGCTACTGTTTACATCTTTAGAAATGGAAAGCAGGTTTGTGAAGCGTATTCGCAGGAACTTATGGTATTCGCTTCAGAGAATGGCGTGGAGCAGAAAGCCCTTAAGGAACATCTGGCACGTCAGAAGCGTCAGATTGCGGCTGATCGTAAACGTCTCGAAGATGCAAATGTACCGTTTACGGAGATAAATGATCAGTGGAAAGGCTTTAATGAAACAACAGGCGGCATTGATCTGATGATCGGTAAGAAGTCCAAGAAAAAGGACAATGTTGTGCAGATGCCGGTGGATAACACATACAAGAATGGATTCCGCGGCGGAAAACAGCAGACAGAACAGCCGGAGGAAAACGAATACATGGCACGTAAAGCAGAGGAAGCATTGAAAGCATTACGAGCGTTATAATCAGAATTTTTGTCACAAAAAAACGAGAAAGGATGGGAAATTTTATGGAGGCATTAAAGACATATACAC